TAGTTAATAATATTCAATCTGAAGGAAATATATCAACTAGTGGTAAATTTACTGATGAAAACGTAGACGATTGTGTACTAGTTAATGAGAAACAGTCTAATTGTTTATTCCCTTTACCTGTCAAAAAAAGAGATTGTGATATTGATTACGATCAAGTGATTAATATCACTCCTAATTTGATGGGTACACCACGTAACTACAATAAGATTGACGAATTACATAATACTATACACTCTAATGTCAGATATACAGTCTTACAATTTAAGGACGGATCTCGTGTTAGAACTAAAATTTTAGGTATTTGTCGCGATTTTGTTTTAATAAACAAACATTGTGTTAGAGGTGAGTTATATACTATGCATGTTTCTATGAGCCCTAATCAAGCTTCAGGTTTGATTAAAACTCACTTTACTTCTGAAGATTATTTAGAAGTGGCTGAAGACATATTATTAGTTAGACTAATAGGTTCTATCTTTAAAGATATTACTTTTTCTTTATGTGATCCCCCTTTTAGTACAACACCATTAAATTCTATGTTTTTACATAAAGATCTAATTGCTCAAAGAGTAAAAACTGAATTAGTTGATGATGATCATAAAATGGTTGTTAACGATCCATATCGTTATACTTTTCCCGAACATAAATCTGGCGATTGTGGTACTCCATTGGTCTCCACCATAGGGTATAAAACTTTCTTGGTAGGAATTCATTGTGCTGGAGTTAGAGACATAGGTTATGCTTGTGTCATTAATAAAACAGTTCTTATGGACCAACTACAAATTCTTAAAGACAGATGTATTCTTACCAATATTGTTTCTGAAGGTTCATTTCGTTTCAATACAACTAGTGAAATAGTTCCTTTAGGACCTAAATGTCCACTATTGTATGAAGATATACCTTCAGTCAATGTATATGGTAAAATTAGCGATCATTTACACATAACACCTAAGAGTACTCTTACAAAAAGTATTTTTTTCAACAAAACTGACTATTTGCTTGGTATACCATCATCTTATGATGGTAAACCAAAATATATGGCACCTAAGATGAGGTCTTTTAGAAATGATGGCGTTTTTTGTTCACCCGAAAATAATTTCATTAAGAAAGTAGGTGTTCTAAAAGCTCCTTTGAATAATAGAATTATGGAAAATGTAGTTCTTTCTTTTACTAGTGATCTGATTTTACGTCTTAGAAAAGAAAATATAACAAGTGCAAACCCTGTGCCTCTTGATGTTGCTCAAAATGGTTTCCCTCTTAATTTTTATTATAGAGCAATGAGAAATAATACATCCGGTGGTTTTCTATTTACTGGTACAAAGAGTAAATATCAGATTAAAACTCCTTTGGATTTTAAAGATGATGCAGTTACACCTAAAGCTGAAGTTAAAATTCAAGTTCAAGAAATAATAAATTCTTATTTGAATAATGAAACTAGTCATTCATTAGTAGGAGCTCAATTGAAGGATGAACCTAGGTCACGTGCCAAAGTTCTTTCCGGAAACACTCGAGTTTTTGCTATGTCATCCTACGACATGACGTTAGTTAATAGAATGTATCTAATGCCTTTCTATAGTCTAATGTGTCAGCATAGGGATGTCTTCTTTACAAAAGTTGGAATTAATATGCACTCATCAGAAGTTGACATCATGTATAATACTCTCAATAAATTTTCTCCATACATTATGGAGGGTGATTATGGAGGGTACGATACAAGTATGCCAGTTGGTATAGGTATTATGGCGAATTCTGTTGTATATAATTCTTTAAAAAAACTTGGTTACAATGATCATTCATTACGAATAGTTCAAGGATTATTGACAGATAATCTTTATCCTACTGTTGTAATGGACGGAACAGTATTTACTCCACCTGGTTTTCAACCTTCTGGTAAATATGCTACTGCTGAGGACAATTCCCTTCGTGGTATTATTCTTTTATATTACGCATTTGCTATAATGTGTACACCTTTAGGTTGTGATAATGCTATGAATCAAACTCAAAAATTTAAAATACGTGATTTTACTAAACTTTTACTACCCATAACATATGGAGATGATATGTTGTGTGGTGTGAAAGAGGAATTGTCAAGTTATTTTAATAACATTACATATGCTAAATTCGTTGAAGAAATATATTATATGTCTTTTACGACGTCAGATAAAAAAGAGCAATCTTCTAGATTCATAGATATATCTCAAATTTCTTTTCTTAAAAGAAGTTTTAAATATCATCCTGAATTAAAAAGAATGGTTGCTCCTTTAGATAAAGATTCTCTGATGAAAAGTTTATGTTACTATTTACCCTCAAAAGAGATAACACCTGAAGATCAATTAATTCAAACTTGTAATTCAATTATGAGAGAATTATTATTTCATTGTGATGACGAAGTCAAGTATGAAGACTATAGACAAAAATTTATACATACACTTGCCGAAAATACTAGATTCGGTGTTGAGGAACTTTTACCCTTATTTCCTACTTGGATAGAATTAATCAATAAATATTCTAGTAATTAATTTTTATTAATTTTTATATTTTAAAAATTAAAACTTGACTCCAAATTTACTGGATATCTTTTACTTTATCAAACCCTAAGAAAGATATTTTCAGGAAAAGTCATTATAAAAGGAGGTCTATTTAGACTTATTATGATACTATTAATGCCTTATCGTGGCGACCCCACTTTGAAAGATAAATGTATTGGTTTGCGTCAGTAATCACCTAATTCAGTGATTGCATTGATGTAATATGAATTGCAAAACAAAATTATAAATTAACGAAATGTGATCACCTATCGGCCTCATATTGCTGTAAACATCCAGCACTCCCTTCTCAACAACGTTTACACGTTGCTGCTACCGCCGATTTTGAAGGCGCTATTTCAAAACTTGCTAGAACAACTGAAAATTTGCAAGCATTAGTCCATATATTAGAACAATCGACTTATGTTAAAGCAGAATCAGAAGACTTACCAAAACAAGAAATCCCTGTCCTCAGAATTGGACCTAATTA